GCCGTCAGAATCACCAACGCCAACAATAGAACCGTCACCCCAGCCAATAGAGCCAAGCCCACTACCGTCAGAACCTGTTGTGCTGCCTTCAGAAACTTCTTCACCTATTCCAGTCCCTTCCTTTTCAGGTCCCTCAGAATATCCGTGGCAGCCTGAAGGACCTGTTGCAGTTCCATCCCTAGATCCTGAGCCAGAGATTTCATATCCAGAACCATTAATTCCAGATCCAATTGAGAGTTCATTTCCTGATCTAGATCTTCCATCCATTGATCTTCCATCTGATAATACTATCACAGAAATAACTGACACTGAAATAGATACATTTATTGAATCCTTTACTGAAAGTGGTGTTATCTCAGACATTGAGACAGAACAACTAATTAATACCTTCTTGGGAGATGGTTTTATATCTGAAGATGAAGTATCTGGACTTTCAGACTCTTTAACTGAAGATGGAGTTTTGACGGAAGATGAGAAAGAACTTCTTGTAGATGTTATTTTAGAACAAGCAGATGGTAATGCTATTTCTACTGATTTAATTAATGAACTTGGTCTTGACTATGAAGACTTGCCAGATGACCAACCAGTGGCTTTGGAAAATGGAGTTATCCTTTTTGCAGAAGTAGCAGATGCTTTGGAGATATTTGAAAATCCATCAGAAATTTTAGGTGCAGTATTTACAGATCCTGGAAAGGCTCTTACTGCTGTAGCTAACATTGGTGCAGACATGACACCAGAAAAGCGTGAGGAATCACAAAAGGTAGTTGTTGCATCAGTTATTACCGTACAGGTAGTGGCAGCAACTAATTTAGCAACAGGGAGGATAAGATAAATGAAAGAGTGGATAAAAGATAAAATCCGTGAAATGTTAAACCAGACATTCACCCTTCTTGGTATGTTCATAGCTTGGGCAGTTCTTGAAGGTTCTGCAAAAACAGTAGTTGGATTTGCAATTTTATGGTCATTGATTGTGTGGTTGTTTTCAATGAAATTTAGAGAAGAAAAGGAGGAAGAAGAAAATGGCAAAAAGTAATGTAGACATAACAGTAATTGATAAAGAAACTGGAGAAGAAGTAATTGGTTCCAAAGCAGTGACAAATGTGTGGAATATATTCTTCAGAATTGTTGCAGTATTTGCAGCATCTGGTCTATCAATCATTGGTGCAGGTTCCCTAGTGGGCATTGACACCTTGACTGCTGTTATTATGGCAGGTACGCTTGGAGTTGCTACCGTTGTTGAAAAGCTTGCAAGAGCATTCCTCGATGATGGCAAGCTAAGTGCTAGTGAAATTAACTCAGCATTTAGTTCAGTAGACAAAAAAGCAGAATAGTAAGTAGGATATAATATAGTAGGGGAGTCCTCCAGAGGGCTCCCTTATTTTATAAAAAAAGGAAATGATTTAAATGGGTTCACCAATTGTTGGAGGTAAGGTTACAACACCTTACAAGAAGCTTGGAAAAATGTGGTCAAAAGGCTACCATACAGGTGTAGACTATGCTTGCAAAGTAGGTACAGACATTGTTGCTGTTGCTGATGGCAAGATTGAAAATGCTACCTGGGGAGCCAGCTATGGCACACAGTTAGTCCAAAAAGTTGAAGGTGGCTGGGTAATCTATGCACACCTTTCAAAGACTCTAGTTAAGGCTGGAGATAAAGTAACGAAGGGACAGCATATTGGAGAGTCTGGCAATACAGGTAACTCTTCAGGTCCTCATCTTCACTTTGAAATGAGAGATAATATTAGATGGAGTGCAGGTAAGGATATTGATCCTACTGCAATTCTTGCATCCTAATATATCAAATTAACAATTGCCCCTAGAAATAGGGGCTTTTGTATTTAATAAAACTATTTATCATTTTGTTATAATAAAAACTTGATTTTGTCACCATTCCATGCTATTCTATAATAATGCGTATCAGAACCTTGGTTTTGATTGCCCTTGTTGCGGTTCTTGCAATTGCATCCCTACCAACAAGCCACAGTCAAACCAGTGCTAATGCACCGCAAAATGTAGCAAGTATACACAGTGTCAATAGAAGTATTGAAATTGCTAAACTTGCAACATATGATAAAGAAATAAAGAAAGATAAAACTAGAGACAATAGAAAAGCCTCTAGATCAAAAAAGGCTAATTCCCTTGCTGCAAAAACTAATCAAGCTTTTGCAAAGTCCTATATGGAGTCTAAATACTCTTGGGGCGAAGACCAGCACTCTTGCCTTGTGAATCTATGGAATCGTGAAAGCGGGTGGAGGCATACTGCTGACAATCCAAACTCAAGTGCCTATGGAATTCCACAAGCCTTGCCTGGAAGTAAGATGGCAAGTGCAGGGGCAGATTGGAAAACAAATCCAGAAACACAAATCAAATGGGGTCTAAAGTATATTGACAAACGATATAAGACTCCCTGTGGAGCATGGAGTGCATTCAAGAAAAAGGGCTGGTATTAATTTACTAGTTTAATTAGATGTCCTGAGCAAAGACATTAAACTGCTCATCTACTACTTGACAAAATTTTTATATTTTGCTATAATATTTGAACAGTTGCCAAATGGGACTGTAATTAACTCGCTTAAAAGGAGCAAAAAAATGGTAAGTACAACTATGTCAACAATTAATCCATTTCTAATTGGATTTGAAAGCCTATTTGACAAGGCAAACAGTATGATAAATGAGTCATCATATCCTCCATATAATGTAATCAAAATTTCGGATGAGGCTAAGGCTGATCAACCAGAAGGATGGGAATATTGGGACTATGAAATTCATTTAGCTGTTGCTGGATTTAAAGAAAATGAAATAAAAGTCTATAGAGAAGGCAATGTTTTAACAATTAGTGGGGAAAGCAAAGAAAAACCTGAAGATGGCTTTATTTATATTCATAAAGGAATTAGTTCAAGAAAATTTAAAAAGCAATTTACTCTTTCTGAAAACGTTAAAGTACTAGAAAGAGGAGTTGGATTTGATGAAGGAATCCTTAAGATCTGTCTAGAAAATATTGAACCTAAACCAGGTATTGAATACTATGAAGTTTATTAACAACTAATAAATTAAAAGTCCTAAGCATGACTTAAAACTGCTTATTTAAACTTGACAATGCAAAGGATATAGTGTAAAATCTAGATATGGATAAATTAAAAGTTATTATTGAAGAACCCAGTGGCTCAAGACGATCATTCTTTTATAGTGTAAAGAGTGAAGAAGAAGCAAGAGACATTGCAGAAGGTATTGAAAAAGAGCTTAAGCCTAACTTTAGTATGGCATCTTGGAAATATACAAAGGAAAAGAAATGAAAACAGAAGTAATTGATTTCTGGGCTACATGGTGTGGTCCATGCAAACTAATGAATCCAATTATTGACGAGGTAGAAAAGGAAAATCCTGATCTAACTATTACAAGAATTGATATTGATTCTGATAAAGACATGGTTGAACAATATAAAATTCAATCAGTTCCTACATATGTTATCTTAAAGGATGGCAAAGAAGTAGATCGTATTATTGGTGCAAAGCCTAAGTTTGCTTTCTTAAAGAGAGTGTTCCCAGAAAATGGCTGAAATTATTTTATTAGCAATATTTGTAACAAACTTGTTTATTCTTAATGAGATTAAAGAATATGCATTAGATCAAAAGTCTAAAGAAAAAGAAAAAGAAACTATCCTAAGAAAGGGATTGATGTAATGTCAAGCACACTAGAGCTGGTAGTTCAAGAACTACAAAATCGTATTGGTCAAATTACAAGTCAGTATGAAACACAGATTGCAGTTTTAAAGGCACAGGTAACTGAAGCAATTCAAGCAAAAGATGAAGAGATTAAAAATCTAAAAGAGTCTAAACTAACTGTTAAGCCTAATAAGGAAGAAAGTTAGTGGGAAAGCATCACGATAAAGTTGCAAAGGCTTTAGAAATTCGTATTAAGAATGTTCCTAATAGAGGTGGGTATAATACCCCTGGTTCTATGAATAAGAAAAAAACTGGTTACGCTAAGAATCGTTAATCCAGCACAGTCCCCAATAGCTCAATCGGCAGAGCGTCAAACTGTTAATTTGAATGTTCCTAGTTCAAGTCTAGGTTGGGGAGCAGCAGTATGTGTTTGTCAGTTGCATATACTCCCACATGTTAGATGGCATGGCAAACTGACTCTACCCCGATTAGCTCAGTGGATAGAGCGATAGGTTTCTACCCTACAGGTCAGGAGTTCGAATCTCTTATCGGGGACTCAAAAATAGATATATAATAGAATTACTATGTATGAATACCGAGTAAAGAAAGTATTGAGGGTAGTTGATGGTGACACTATTGATGTTGACATTGATCTTGGCTTTAATGTTTCGTATACACAGAGGGTAAGGCTTGCTGGTATTGATACTCCTGAATCTAGAACAACTGATCTAAAGGAAAAAGCACTTGGTCTAGAGGTAAAAGAATACCTAAAGCATTTACTTGAGAATGCAGAAGACATTGTTATTCAAACAGAGAAGCCAGATAGCTCTGAAAAATATGGTCGCATTTTAGGCTGGCTATTTATTAATGATGAAGATACTTCTCTTAATGAAAAGATGATTTCTGAAGGCTATGCTTGGGAATATGACGGGGGAACAAAGAAAAAAGACTTTGACTCCCTACTTGCTAAAAGAGCCAATTCCTGATACAATATAAGTCGGAGGCAGACGCTCTTACTTAGAAAGATAGATAATGAAATTCTCTCACTCAATAGCAGAAATGCTAATACTATTCTTCGTGGCATTAAATTGCTATGTAAATGTCCGTAGATATAACTGGGATAAAAAGAAAAAGAAAGCATATATAGCATCTATTGGCAGCGATTACGAAAAATAAAAAATCGCAAAAAATCGGCGGAAATTAGTATAAACATGCTCAACATGAGCAACTATATGATATATAAAGATATCCCCTATATTCAATATATGAGGCAAAGCCTCTATGAATAAATTCGGGGGATGAATAAATCTTCTGATTATTACCTATATAACTATACC